CCCAAAAAATATATGCACGCTGACGGCCCCGCATTGGCGGTGACTTTATTAGAAGAGAACCCCTTCCCCGCTCCCTTTGTCTCCCGCGATCTCTCCATGAATGGGGGCTACAGGCCCATGCTCGAAACCTGCTCGCGAGAGAATCCCTGCGACCTTGAAGGGGCAGATTTATTAGAACTCTTGGGCGTTAAAAAATTCCCCCCCGGAGAATGGGACCAGGAGAGCACCACGCCCGGTTAAATAATAAGAAGAATAATTGGTTTAACTGCTAATTATTAGAAAGGAATAAAAAAATGGCAGTTGGCTTTTCTCCAAAATTACCGTTGCAGCCCGATCCTACTGATGGGTTTTTTAAACTCAACAAAACTTTAGGAGAAGTTATTAAACAAAATTTAAAAATGCTAATTCTGACAACCCCAGGAGAGCGCATGATGAACCCAGACTTTGGAGTAGGCGCCAGAAATTTTTTATTTGACACAAAAATAGGAACTTTTCAAAGCCTTAAGACTACAATAATCACGCAAGTGCGACAATTTATTCCCTTTATCAAAATTATTGATATTCATTCATCTAATAAAAAATGGGATGAAACACAAAGACATAATTATTCAGAAGAACAACGTATGGGGCTTGTGGTTAATTATTATATTCCAAATTTAAATTTGAGAGATACTTTAAAAGTAACTGTTACTAGTGTTTAGTTATAGTTAACGAGGAAAAACTAAGAGATGCCGAAGAAAAAACCATCTATAAACTATACGAGTCGCGACTTTAATTCAATCAGAGCGGATCTAGAATCTTACGTTAAAAGATATTATCCGGACAATTACAAAGACTTTACAGAAGCTTCTTTTGGTTCTCTAATGCTAGATACGGTTTCCTATATTGGGGATATGCTATCTTTTTACGTCGATTATCAAACTAATGAATCATTTTTGTCTACCGCAATGGAGTTTGATAATGTATTAAAACTAAGCGGAGAACTTGGATATAAGTATAGACCTTATCCGTCTTCTTTCGGTACGTGCAACTTTTATGTAACCGTTCCCGCCGAATCAAATTCACCAGCACCAGACGATAACTATAAGCCCGTTTTAAAGAAGGGTTCAACTTTTAATTCCACCGCAGGTACCATTTTTACACTTTTAGAAGATGTCGATTTTTCAAAGAGCACCAATCCAATCATGGTTGCTTCGCAGAACTCCTCAACGGGCCTCCCACTTACTTATGCCGTGCGCGCCGCAGGCCAAGTTGTTTCTGGCGAGTTAGCTGTGCAGGAAGTATCTCTCGGAGAATTTCAAAAGTTTTTAAGAATAGCTGTAAACGGACAGAATATTAGTGAAATAATTTCTGTGTTTGATGATAACGGAAACCAGTATTTTGAAGTTGACTATCTCACCCAAAATGTTATATATGTACCAATTTTAAACAAAGGAAGCAATTCTAGTACAGTTCCTTACATAATAAAACCTGTAGCTGTTTCTCGAAGATTTATGGTCGAAAGCACGCCAACCGGAATGTTTTTGCAATTTGGTTATGGTAGCGAAGAGACACCAGTAGAACTTAAAGACCCGGCAGAGGTTGTGTTGCAATTGCATGGCAAAGATTATTCCTCTGACACTTCATTTGACCCCTCTGTACTAAATGAAACAGACAAGCTTGGCGTCGCCCCTGCAAATACCACTTTAACAATAATTTACAGAATTAATACTACTGAAAATACAAATTCGGCGGCCGGCACAATAACTTCTGTACATGCCGCTGATTTTCAGTTTGCCAGCTCAGAAGCTCTAACCACAAGTAAGAAAAATCGAGTAATTGGTAGTCTTTCGGTTATGAACGAAGAGCCAATTGTGGGAGATGTAACTTTAGTATCTTCAGATGAAATCAAAACACGCGCGCTTGGAAACTTTGCCGCACAATACCGGGCAGTAACAAAGCAAGATTATATTAATATAGCCTATAACATGCCAACAAAATATGGGAAGATCAAAAGGGGTACCATCGAATTAGATTCCGATTCCTACAATCAGCGCAATTTAAATATGTACGTCATCTCGGAAGACTCAGATGGTAACTTGGTCGAAAGCAATAGCGCGCTAAAAAACAACTTAAAGACTTGGATCAATCGATATAGAATGATCAACGACACGGTTGATATATTAGATGCTAAAATTGCTAATATTGGCATAGATTTTAAAGCTTCAACATTCCCCGGCATTAATAAATATGATGTTTTAAACGACTCTGTAAGGGCGCTTCAGGTAGTTTTTGATAAGACGTTTTATATTGGAGAGCCCCTTTTAATAACAGACATATATCAAATCTTAAAAACAGTACCAAACTTAATGGATGTTATAGACGTGCAGATTACATTAAAAACTGGAGCATCGTATGCCGATTCTCCCATAAACATTGAAGAAGCAATGTCTGCCGACGGAAGATTTATAATTGCGCCAGTGGATACAGTTTTTGAAGTCAAGTTTCCAAATGCAGATATAGCAGGAACAATAGTATAATGGCCATTAAAAGATATACAGCAGATGCAGACACGACGATAACAAATGCCTACAAAGCAAACTTGTCCACCCGCGGCGTGAGCGGCAACATGGGACAATCAGATATTTTGGAAGTCTTTTCAATCTACTCTCAGGCTTCCACCGCGTCATCGGAATTAGAAAGAGTATTGATTAAATTTCCTGTAACTGGCACTAGCGCCGGCTATATTTCTTATGACAGATCCCAAGGGGACATTCCGTCATCAGGCAGTGTGTCCTTTTATTTAAGGTTGTTCAACGCTGAACATTCACAAACCACCCCTAAAAATTATAATTTAGTAGTTAACTCCGTTTCTCAGAGCTGGGATGAAGGTCTTGGGTTAGATATGGAAGAATATTCTGATGAAGATGAAGCCAGTTGGCTTTATGCTACAGACACGAAACTTTATGCTAGTGCTTCGATTACAGTGAGGGCAAACACTGCGGCACACACAATCACCATAACAGGTTCAAATTCAAATTATTTATTTACATCTATTGATGATTCAACGCCTGCTCCAAATTATTTTCATATTGGCGCCAGCGCAGCCGCCTGTGCCACCAACCTTGCTGCTATAATAAACACATCAGCCAGTGATGATTTTAGTGCTAATTCTGTTAGTTCTGTTGTTCATCTCACGGCATCAACAGCCGGCACCTCGGCCAATAGTAACTCTTTGTCTTCTAGTAATCACACAGTTTTTGATATAACTGGAAGCGATAGTGTTACTAATGCTGGCTTAAGTGGGACGCTAGCAGGAGGATCAAACTACACTCTTTGGACGACGCAGGGCGGCGACTATTATGCAGATTCTTCCTCTTCTTTCACTGCCTCTTTTGATACTGGTTTTGAAGATATGGAATTGGACATTACCACACTGGTTGAGCAGTGGATAAGCTCTAGCAACAATAGCCAAACTGATTTTGATATGGGGCAAAAGTCAAATTATGGTGTTGGCATCAGACTATCGTCAACGGAGGAGAGCGCCACAAAGTCTTATTATACTAAAAAGTTTTTTGCGAGGGGCTCACAATTTTTCTTTAAACGCCCGGTTCTCGAAGCTCGGTGGGATTCCTCTAAAAAAGACAGCAGAGGGAATTTTTATTATAGCAGCTCTTTGGCACCCGCCGCGGATAATTTAAATATAATTTATCTTTACAATTATGTTCGTGGACAGTTAAAAAATATTCCCGGCATCGCAGCAGGAGATCCCATTTATGTGAGCCTCTATTCAGGCTCTGCCGCCAACTCTGCACCGTCCGGATCGAAGGTAGTATTAAGCACCGGCGGCGATGTAGACTCAGGGGATCTTTATAATGTAACTGGAGGATTTGTATCTACTGGAATTTATTCAGCTTCTCTTGCTTTTACTGGCTCTGGTTCTTTAACAAAAGTATTTGATGTTTGGCATAGCGGAGGAGTAGAATATTTTAGTGGAACGATAGAACCAAAAAGTTTGACACAAACTTGGCCAGCACAAGCTTTTAATCCAAGCCAGCAGTATGTATCTAAAATCACAAATTTAAGATCTCTTTATTCTAATAATAATAAAGCTGCTCGTTTACGATTATATACGCGTAAAAAAGATTGGAATCCAAATATTTATAGTGTAGCGTCAGCAGTTGCACCCATTGATTTGGTTAATGACGCCTATTACAAAGTAATCCGCGCCACCGATGGGCTAGAAGTGATTGCCTATGGCACTGGTAGCGACAACAATACGAGACTATCATATGATGCCAGCGGTAGTTATTTTGATTTAGACATGTCATTGTTAGAGCCAGACTCTGTGTACACAATTAAATTTGTTTATTATCTCAATGGCCAATATGCCGAGCAATCTGAAGAATTTACATTTAGAGTAGAATAATATGAGCACAGATTATAAAAAAATATTTGGCCAAAAAGATATTATCTTAACAAGCGCCGATAGAGACAGAATAGGCTCTCAAGCAGAATCTGTTGAATATATGTCGGAATATTTTAATAAGAAGCAAAGATTTATTCCTCCTGTCGATTTTTCTAAACCAAAATATTTTGCTCGCTTTGGCTCGGCGGAAAAGTATTTTATCGACGCTGTTGATAGGGTTTACAAAACTTATCCTTATGATGGTTCTTTAAAGGAACGGATCCAATGGGAATTAAGCTCTTCCTATTTGGATCTTCATGTTTTTGAAAATGAATATCCTAGAACAAATGGT